CGCTGGTGTCCGCTGGTGTCCGCTGGTGTCCGCTGGTGTCCGCTGGTGTCCGCTGGTGTCGTTCCTCACCATGTAGGAACGCCACCAGAAAGCGCGGTAAATGTAAATAAACCTTTCGTTTTTAGATTGAATAGTAAATAACGGTTAAATGAATACAGAAAATAGTACCATATATTTGCATATACAGAAAATAGTACTACCTTTGTAACTGTAAACGATAAGCAAACGTTTACCAAGCCTCCGGGGCTTGCCAAAGCCCGGAAAAAACGTTCTTTCAAGGTATAAAAAAAAGAGCGGGTATTACAGGAATACCCGCCGGGAAAAAGAAAGATAAACTTTCTTCTGTTTTGTAGCAAAAACAAAGATACGTTTTTCTTTCCGTTCCTGAAAATTATCCAGAAAGAAAAACGTTCTTTGAAAAAATACCGTATAAACGTGATCCGCGTTCCGGCTGGTGATCCTGTTCACTGTCATAGTTTGATACTTTCCCGGCTTGCATAGTTTGCAAGCCACACACGAGAGCAAACGGAACAAAGTACACGCGGCGCGGTTAGTCTGTAACAAATAATCCGTATGAGATAGTAATATATTGATAACGGGAAAGGAGCCGAAAGGTAGCCTAACGGGTGAACTATGTTCTCCCGGGTCGTGCATAGTCGATACCCGTTACTATATTACTAATTTAAAATTATGGACTTATGAAAACAAATGTATCTAAATCAGTATTGAGACGCGAAGCTAAAAAAGAAACTAAAAAGCTTAATAGATCACCGTTTGGCGTTATGAATACAATAAACAAAAACCGTGATCAGGAAAAAATCAAAAGATACTTAGATTTTTACGATATAAAGAAAGTTGATCTTTCTATGTTGCTAAGCTTCGAGCTTGGAGACGGTTTGCCTGTTTTCTGTAAATTAAAAAGATTATCAGATATTGAAACATTGGACGGGAACGAATTAAAAGTAGTCCAGATAGGGAAAAAATATTTCGAATACGTTCCAATAAGATTCGATGAAGACGATTTTTTTGCAAGCTTAGAAAGTTTGCTACAAATAAATCAGGCAAAGGAAAAACTGGAAAAAGCAGCAAAGGAGAAAGCAGCAAAGATAGAAACTAAAAAAGCAGAAAAACGTGAATCTAAGATAAACGCTACATTGCAAGCTTTAAAAGTAGAATTCTTAGACGCTTCTGAAGATATGTTGCTACAAATTGCAGAACGTATTGTAGACGCGGCTTAATATTTAGGGTGTATGGTATTCGTCCGGGTCCGATTCCCGGACACCCACAAAAATATATTCTATCTCATACGGCCGGCGAAAAGGGTATCTATATGTAGTATTTGGGACTATACACTCCAGCTGCATAAGGCTGCACTGTGGGCCGTCTTGAAACACAACACGGGTTTACTATGTGTTGTGCGGATAGGTGTGTCCATGCGCCTATAGTCATCCAGGCCAAGAGTCTGACGGTATCCAGGGCCGCGAAAATCATAATTCATAATTCTATGGCATAACTGTACCCGTATGGGTGCGGTGTGTCCTGCAACGTGTTGAACGATCAGTCAGGGTACACCGTGTCCGTATGGATTCATGTACAGGTGTGCTATGCCCTGTTCAATCTTGGGTGTATGCCGGAGTAGTTAACCGGAAAAGATCCATACTGTTTTAGCGTATGTATGGAACGGGCTGGGAGTTATCCGGGCCTATGGAATCAACGTACCATGCGGACACGTGTGTCTGTATGGCGGTGCGCCTGCAAAGGTCGTCTATGCGAAAAGTGTATCCGTGAACGCTATGCAAATAGTGTATCATGGTGCATATAGGCGGGTATGCGTCAACGCAACGAAAACCAGCTTCGGGGGTGGTACGGAAAACCCCTACCTATGTAGTGCTATGCGCTTTCGGGCGCATGGCACTTCTTGTATGTATAACTATAAACTTTTTAGGATTATGAAAACTATCATCTTATCCGTATCAATCGTATTGTGTGCTTCTGTTTTTACTTCATGTGCTACAAAGTTTGAAAAAGCTTATGAAGCTGAATGTAATTATCGTCTTGCCAAAGATGGTGTATGCTATGAGGTTTCAGATACATTGAAGTTTCACCTGGAGTTTGTACGTGAATATAAAAGTATGGACGTGCTGGAAAAACAAAGATACAGCTCATATCGAATGAATCGGAAAGCGGAAGAAGAAAGAGAATGGAATAAATTCCAGGAAGAGCAGAAAGCAATAGCTTCTATGCTTAATGATTAAAATCAGGCCGTTCACCTTTGCCGGTGTACGGCCTGCAATCACAACTTAAAATTACTTTGAATTATGGTAAAAAATAAATTTTATCTGGTAACATGTAACACATGGAATAGTAAAAATAGTAATCTATGCGTAACAAACATTCTAAATCACGCAAAAGCAGTTTGTATGGACTATTCAAATCGGAATGCACGATATAAAGAAATACCAGATATGCAAGTTTTACATATTCTATCTACAGATTTTGCTTGCCAGAATGCTATCAGACTATGACCTATCAGGCCGTTCACCTTTGCCGGTGTACGGCCTGCAAACTTCTTAAATAGTTTGAGTTATGAAAAAGCAAATTAAAGTCATTCTGTGCTGCGTGTTTTTATTCGTGGCTTTGTGTTTTGCCGGTCGTTCCGACTGGAGCGAACAGGTTATCTATGTAATGCCAAAAAGCGCATACGAAAGTATTAGCGCAAAGCTTGGCGAAGATTGCAGTGACTACGAAATAGCAAAAGAGTACGTAAAAAACAAATCGTACTACGACGCTATGGGGTATTAATTCCATGCTGGAGGTGCTTTACGGTACTTCCAGACACGATTACTAACTTAAAACTATAGGAATTATGAAGCTTTTAGATGTAAACGGTAAAAACGTAAATGTAGAAATCGGTTATGTATGGGACAGGGAAGACAAATACCTTGTTGTCGTAGACAATGATAATAAAGTTAAGTATGTAGTAAATACATGGAGTAGCACATTTAATAAGGAATCGGTTGAATATTTGGCCTATAAATTCGCAATATTTATCTCAAAAGGCGAAAATGTTTGCTACTCACATGACAGGAAACCTGCAAGAAAAATTTGTCATAATGACGATTTTTGTAGGTATAAAAAAAAATTACAAAACTATATCTCCGTCAGAATGTACAGAATTAGGTTTACGTTATTAAACAAAACTGATTCCTGTTTATATCAGGAATCAGTGCTATATCTAACTTAAACTATGGAATTATGAGAACAATAAACCTTATTACAGAAGACAGTTATGAGCTTTACGAAATATGTAAAGAAAACGGATGGGCAGACTGTGAGTATGAAGACTTTGATGTATTAGAGTTCTTTGAAGGTGATCCGGATATGATTCGTGTTGACGGACAAATAGGATATTTTTGGTATAACGAAGAAAATGATACTATATATTATTATTTTGATGAATGGGGTCATAATATCGGAAGCATACTAAGAGATTTCTATAAAAAACGTTTGCATAAAGAATATTGGCCTGACATGCAATCATGGGAATATTTCGATACTCACAACTGTATAGCGTATCGAGGTGGAAGCGGTTATGTGTATAGTCTGTTCCCTTTGCGTATAGCATCGTAACAAAAAGCCTGTGCGGTATGTAGCTGCATGGGCTTTCTTATTTCTAACTTAAAACAAAGGAATTATGGGAAAATATCATTATGAATACTACCTGGTATGTGTGGACTTATGTAACGGAGGTGCAAAACTCGGTCCGTACCGCTCAATACAGAATGCGAGATTTGACAGTCATTTCCTACGCGGTATATGGCATGTAAAAAAAGTCAGAGTCTACAATTAATATCCAGCCGAAAGCAGCCTGAAACTGCTTCCGGCTTCTTTTATGTCTAACTTAAAACAAAGGAATTATGGAAAAATCAGAATTGTTGAAAGCACGTGTTTATGTAGGAACATACAAGGAATATAACAACGGTTCATTGTTCGGACAATGGATGAATCTGGCAGACTATCAATCTAAGGAAGAATTTCTGGAAGCCTGCAAGGAATTGCATAGCGACGAAGACGAACCGGAGTTTATGTATCAGGACTACTCAAACATACCGGACGGTATGATAAACGAAAGCTATATCGACCCGCGAATATTTGGTATCATTCAGTGTGCAAAAGATATGGATGACACAGAGACAGAAGCATTCTTTACGTTTCTTGATATGTACTTTGTGGATTATTCCTATATCAAAGATGGTGAAGAGCTCGTAGAAAAGTTCAGAGATAAATACGCAGGGAAATTTGATTCTGAAGAAGCGTTTGCCACCTATATGGCGGAAATGAAATGGCCTGAAGAACTTCAAACTGAGTTTGGTCAGTATTTCGACTACGAAGCATATTCCAGGACATTGCTTACCAGCGGATACCGCCATCAGGGTGATTTCTACTTCTGTGTAGCTTAAACATTCCGGCAGGTTTTTGAGAATCTGCCGGGGTCTATTGTCTAACTTAAAATTTATAGAATTATGGAATCAGGAAAAATGTACAGAATGGATTGGTCAAATGGTTTTCAGATGGTAGAAATCGGTAAAAAGGTTCTCGAAGTAGGCCAGCGCGTTTATGGATTCTTAGGTTATGGAGGAAGCGAAAGCGGTAAGTTTATCGTAACTTCTGCACCTGACATTCACGGACGGCAGAAAATGGCAGAAATCGGTAGACCACACCGTTTCGCATACTGGAGAGTAGGACAGGACGACCAGCCGTTATCAAAGAAGTTCGGTATTGGTTACTATTGGGACGACAAAGAGCCCGACTACCGTATGCCCGAGCAGGAAATAGCCAAACTGGTTCACCAGTGCGAAGTACAGCAGGCATGGAACGAGCGTCTGGAGAGAAACAAACAGATAGCAAGCCGGAAGCGTACCGAGCAGCTCCGAAAAGAGTATGGCTCGATACTGACTGAGTGTAATAGCTATGACGACAAGACAGCCAAACAAAACATGCTTGTGCTTCTGAAGCGTGCTTTCCCGGGTGTAAAGTTCTATTCCAAAAAGAATGGTTCAAACAGCTACAACGTAAGATGGACGGACGGTCCGACCGAAAAGATGGTTGCTAAAATCTGTTCTAAGTTTGTAGATACGACATTTAACGGATACGAGGACATTGAAGAACACATCAAAAGCGAGTTTACTTCCTTATATGGTGGAATCGGTTATATGCCGGATTTGGAACGCAGCTATTCTGATAAAATCTGGAATGAAACAAAAGAAAAATTCTATGCGAAACATCCCGAGGCTATCGGAATAACTGAAACAAATCAGTTCCTCCCAAAGTCTTATTCAGAGTTTGTGGAATCTAACCAGTACACTTCTGCTTCAAGTTGTTTACGGGGTTATCTGAGTGATATAGATTTTTATCAGAAACCGGAGGAAAAACCTGTAAGTTCTACAGCAAAAGCCGTAGAAAATAAATCTGATTTGCAGCTTGTAGATTACAGCGAAAAGGCCGTGGCCATCATCGGTAACACCCGTGACTATGTAGCGAAGCTCAAAGAGCTTGGCGGACGATTCAACGGTAAGTTGAAATGCGGTGCTGGTTGGGTTTTCTCAAAGAAACGCGAGCCGGAACTGAGAGCAGCTTTCTCTCTGTAATGTAGAGGGCAGCCGGAAGTGATTCCGACTGCCTTACTTATTGTCTAACTTTTAAATTTTTGAATTATGAATGTTTACTACAAATTGTGTCCGAATGTATTTCTTGCAAAGTGTGATGAAAAGCATGAAAAAGGTGAAACTATCCTTGTAACAACCAAATATGGGAAAGAAAATGAAAGTATCGTATTCAATCTGATATTTGAGCGTGACGGATTCTATTACTATTCCATAGTTCGTGCAGATGGATTCAACGTGCAGGAATGGGCTAAGAAAAGAGCTGAAAGACGACTTGAATGGGCTAATGCGGCAGACAGCAAAAGCCAGGAATACTTTGATAAATCCAACAAAGACCGTGATTTCCTTTCACTTGGAGAGCCAATCAAAGTTGGTCATCATAGTGAAAGAAGACATCGTAAAATGATAGAAGATGCCTGGAACAATACTGGGAAAGCGGTAGAAATGATGGATAAAGCAGAGGAGCACAGACGAGTTGCTAAGTATTGGGAAGACAAAGCTGATACGATAAATCTTTCAATGCCTGAAAGCATAGACTACTATGAGCACAAACTGGAAGTTGCTACCGAATATCACCAAGGACTTAAATCTGGTAAATATCCTCGCGAGCATGCTTACTCTTTGACTTATGCTAAAAAAGCGGTAAATGAAGCTCAAAAGAACTATGAATTAGCAAAAAAACTTTGGGCCTAAACCTGAATCCGGATGGAGAGTGACACTCCCTCCGGTAGCTATTGTCTAACTAAAATTATTGGAATTATGAGCGAGAATTATATTGTATTAGATGGAAAGACCATCAAAAGAGGCAGCGAAAAAGTAAGAATTGAAATCCGATGTTTTGAAAAACTAGATGGTAACACTTACGAGTTATGGGAAAACTACGGTAAAGAGGTTTCAATGCCTGTAGGAAGTGAAACATATAGAGAAATCAATAATGCGATGGATGCTTTTGAAAGAGTAACAGGTGTTAAATACACTCCGGCATTCAGAACATTCCTATCATCAAGTTTTAAATAAAACCTATAAACCATGCACGTATCAGAATTAAACAGAAACCAGTTGACAGAACTCAAACAGAGTTATCTCATTCAACACAATGAAGAAGTAGAAGAAGGTACTTCTTATGACGAACTAGTCGGAGTTGACAGTATTATCTCTGATGAAATGATATATGAAGCTTATTCAGGTATCAATTTTACAGAAGATGATTTTTCCTGCTAAGAAAATCCGGATGGAGAGTGATACTCCCTCCGGATACATTGTCTAACTTAAAAATAAGGAATTATGGGAAATCAAAAATCAGGATTATTAGTAGTTGTATTTGATAATGATGGGAAAGGTGGCATTTCAGAATGGTTTGAATATTCAAGGGAAAAGCCAGACGAAGTTATAAATCTTCTCAAGTATATGCGTAAGAAATATAACGCATATTGGTGGGGAGAATATAAAATGTATCGAAGAAGTAGGAATATAACCCTTTCTCAATCAGGACATGTAAATGCTGATTATGAAGGTAAGTTTAGAAAAATAAAACCTCGTAAATGAAATTAGCTACTAACCGGTATAAGCATACAATCTTAGCCCGGTACTATCGTCTAACTTAAAAACAAGGAATTATGGTAATAAATATTGAGAAACATTATTTTCGTCACTATGCCAATAAAAGCGAAGTAAAAGAATATGGTAAATTCCAAGTAGGAGAAATCATAACAGATTGGGAAGGATGTACAGGATGTATTCTTTTAATATTTAAAAATGGCGATGTAAGAACTGACAGCAATGGAATGGGTAGCATATCAAAGCTAAAGAAAGTAAGAAGTAAGAAGAAAATACTGAATTATCTGAATGTACTTTATAATGAGGACATGTATTTTCTGCAAAACAATTACAACCAGGAAATAGAAAAAGCTCGCTAAGAAAATTTCGTACCGATTTAAAAGATTGGTACGAGAACCATTGTCTAACTAAAATTTTGGAATTATGAAAGTAGAAAAGAATTTAATCGAGAAAGTAGCTAATGGTGAAACATTCATGAAAGGTGAACCAGTAGAAATAGCCAAAGGTATTCTTAAACCCGGGATATGGAGCAGATTCAGAAAATATGCTTTCCTATATGAAGGTGACGATAACAATCTAAACGATTTACAAGATTGTATAATTGATTTTCCTATTTTTGCTGCAGAAGTAACAGTAATGGATGTTCCTAAAGAAGTTCACCCTGTAGGTAAATTGCAAATATCTGGGATGCTTCCAAAATACTCCTTAGAAAAACTATTCTGGATGCTTAATGACGATGAAAATCTCAGGTCATTGTGTGAAGGTAAGATATTTAAAATAAGAAGCGTAAAAGGAAATTTTAAGCTGTCTTACAATTTCCTGCAACAATGCTTTGGTGACGAACTTATACCTATGAAACAGTGTCTTGACATGATGCGCATCTAACCTACTTCCGGATTCAGGTTTGCATCCTGGTCCGGAACCGATGTGTAACTATAAAATAAAAAGAATTATGAGCAGAACAAAATTTAATAAGAACGGGACGGTAAGCATAACTGGTATAAGTTTAGAATTATATTATGCCATACAGAAAATAGTTAGTGCTTCTGAAAATGCATTTTCAGATCCGGAAGAAAATGGTGAATACTATAGTAATTGTGATTTTCTGTGTTCATTAACTCCAAAAGAAAAAGAAGAATTAGAAAAAATTGATTGGATACTATAATTCCATCGGTCACGCTGTGAAGCGTTAGTTTTTAAGTTAGTAAATCAGCCGTAGGAAAAGTGATTTTCCTTCGGCTACTTGTGAAAAATGACTATATTTACAACGTCAAACTTTTAGAATTATGGGAAATACATATAAACCGTTAACAAAATAATTCCACAAGTTAGTTTTAAGTTAGAACAAGTCCGGCGGAGGTGATACTCTTTCGGGCTACAAATGTTTAATATAAATCGTGAGACACACGTAAAACTGTATATCATTATGAAAAGAATAGGAGGCAACTCAGGTTATGTAGGTTATTCAATGAGTAAAAGAGCTGTATCTGCTCGTAATGAGGGTGCTTATCCTAAAACAGATTTTAAAAAAGAATATTCAGTTACGGCTTCACATTTTGATTACTTAGATAGAGCAGGTGTAATCTATGTATCAGAATGGCACCACACGTCTAAGTTTGGGAATAAGACCGATTTTTATAGATGGTCAGAAGATAAATACGCTGATATATATTTATCTTCAAAAAAAGAAATATCTTTCTTTAATAAAATCTGTAGGTAAAGAACCGAGAATGTATGATTATCTGATTGAAAATATGCAAAAATTCTGTTATGACCATGATAAATATGTGAAAAGAAAAAATGAGGTAGTAAAAAAAATTCAAGCCATATTTTACAATGAAGATTAAAAATGTAACAATGATTCACAGAGGTTTGTATGCACACGTATGTCCTCTGTGTGGAAACATACTTGCTTCTTCATCAGAAGAAGACTTGATGCCTGAGTTTTCTATTTGTGATTGCGACAAATCTAATCATACTATTCCAGTTTTTGAATTGTACAAAGAAAACGGAAAGACTATGATCCGAAGAAACACATATCCCAGATTTACAGGAGAAGTAACAATGGGAATTAGTTCAGATATTGAAAATGTAAAAGTAATTGACAAGATAGAAAACGCATTAGACTTGGCAAAAGCTATGCGAAAAGCAGGAGAATTTTTACTGAAAAGATAATTCCAGCCGCTGTGAAGCGGAATTTTAAGTTAGTTCAAAGACCGAAGGTAAAGTAATGACCTCGGTCACTTTTAGTATAAGAAATAGAATATTAACCAATTAAATAGTTGAATTATGATAACTTACGAAAAAAATTACCTGAAAGAATTAGCGTCTAATTGTGCAGATGTAGAAATTTATGTCTATAGAGGAGAAAATCATAGTATCCACACTGACAGTATAAAAGGGCTGGATATAGATCTTGACAATCTTCCTGATGAAATAGAATGCGACTTCAGCGAAATGGACGAAGAAGAATATAATGAAACTATTCTTGCAAATTCCGGAATTAAAGCCGACTTCGATGACTGGTACGACGACAAAGAAGCAAAAGTGCTGGTAATAGTGCTTGATTATTTCTTCTACCAGAATTTAGTTAGTGAATAATTCCTGACTAAAAACCTTGTTTTAAGTCCGGCTGGGAGTAATACTCAGTCGGGCTACAATTTTCTAATCTAAAACGTGAGGCACACGGAAAAAACTGTATATAATTATGTTTGAAGATAAGAAACTTAAAGTGATTGTTTCCAAATGGGATAACAACGAAATGTATATCATTGCTGCCGATGTTGTAAAAAAAGTAAATCTGCATGACTGCTATGATCAGGACGGTCAGCAACTTGACGCAGAAGCAGCCGGAGACTATTCACTGAAAAACTGCTATTGTGACAGCATGGAAAATGAAATGAAAGCGAAAGGGGTTGAAATATTTGGAGAGTCATTCTCTGATATGGAATACGATAAGAACGACCTTACCATTGACAATGCAGAAGATATAGGGCTTAAAGAAAAAGAGAAAGAAATCAACGATTTCATCAGTAAATTTGAGGAGGAAGAAGCCAACTACATAGAATGTGAAGCTATTCAATATTGGGACGGACACAACAATCGTTCTGCTATTATCGGTGGTGAAGAAGTAGGTGCAGAATATGAATATGAAGATAGTGAACTTGAAAAGGAAATACTGAATGAGTTCTATACATTAGAAAGACCAGAATACAAACGAGGTATTGCCGAAGTAAAAGGAGAAAAATATTATTTCAGATTCTCTCAGTACGAAAATAAAAACTTCTGTATATGTGAAGTTTCTGAAAGAAGTCTGTTTGATGACGAAGAATAAAAAAAGGCTACCGCATGGTAGCCTTTTAAAATCCTTCTGGTACGATTAAAAGAGTAAGCTTACTTTTTAGAATCTACAAATAGTAGAAATTGTTTCAATTCCATTGAAGGACAATGCAAATGTATAAAACATTATTCTAAAAAGCAAAAATTTACACATAAAGTAATTCATAATTCCTTACCGCTGTGAAGCGAAGTTTTAAGTTAGAGCAAAGGCCGACGGAGAGTAATACTCCGCCGGCCTTCTTCATTTTTAAATTATAAACGTATGAATAAAAAAAGAAGAAAAGAAATCGAAGACGTAAGAGAGTCGTTGAGAAAAGTATATGAGGAACTTGAAGAACTCAAAGACGAAGAACAGGAAGCCTTTGACAATCTACCTGAGTCTTTCCAGGAATCCGAAAAAGGAGAGCGGATGCAAGAGTACATAGAATACATGGAAGAAGCCCTCTCAAGCATTGAAGAATCAATTGAAAGTTTAAACGAAATAGAGTAAAATTATGGACGGAACAACAATTTTCTCAGTTATCTGCGTCCTGCTTTTCGCAGGCTATCTGGTGGTAAGATACCGCCGCTACAACATTCATCGTGCACTGAATCTGCCGAAAAATCCTCCGCGTTATCCGGACAGCGCAATTAAATCGGCCAAGGAAATAGGTAAATTCCTGTTTACCCGTGCGGAGATTTGCGGAGTTCACTTCATGACGGCCGACAAAGATACGGGCGTTTCCTACGAAGCTATCCGCGACATCTCTCGGGGGAAAGACACGCACATAGTGAACTTCCTGCGCATGGCTCACTTTCTGGGCTGTGAGGTGGTGATACGTCAAATAGGTACGACCGACACCGAAGACCCGGCAACCACTCCGCAAGTGTATGAAGAAATGATTGCCAGCATTGAAGAGGAAAACAGAAGATAAAAAACATACACTTCAATTAATTGATATTCAGCACCGGTTCAGGCGTGAACCGGTGGTTTTTTGAATTTTAGATACAATTTTAATGCGATTCTTGCTTAAAATTGTTACATTTGCCATGCGAAAGAAAAACAATGAATTAACCATAAAAGCAGGGCAAATGATTTACACTAACCAACGACGCAGGGAGCTTAACAAAGCTCTGTTTTCTAAACTGCAAAATCCCCTTATTGCTACGCTCGCCGAGGAAGGCGACTCACACATTTTTCTTGGCCATCTGCCAAAGGATGCCGAGGAAATTCCTACAGACGACTGCCTGATGCGTAATGTGCCGCGAGGTGTGCTGCCGTGGAACCAGGTGATGCCGGTATTCATTCCTGCTATGTACAACGGGAAGAAAGCATATCTGGTGAACTACGTGAACAATTCACAGAAAAGCATCCAGACGGCACTCGAAAAACTGAACACCTGCGGGATGTATTACATTCCCGGCATGACGCTGGAGAAAGGAGTGGATTATGAATGAATTGAAGAAGATGGCCATGCAGGGATGCCTTATCCTGATTGGCCTGGTACTGGTAGTAGGATTCTGCCTGTATGGAATCATTTGTCTTGTCAAACAATTTATCTGAAAACGGCATGGAAGAAAAAAGATATTACTACAAGGTGTCGCTATCGAACACGCATCGCGGACGCTGCATTCAGGAACTGATTGATAAAGGGAATAGAGCGGTGGAAGCGGCCAACGAACTGGCTGCCAGTCTGGGTGCTGAATCGCGGACGGATCGTCCGGGGCGACTGTTCCCGGGAGTAGGCATTGGCAGTCTGAAGTTTCATAGAGTTCCCAACCTTTTTGCCTACCAGTTTATCGGTAAGGGAGAATATATCCCGAATATGCAGAACGAGAAAGGGCAGGAGATAGCACGTAAAATCATGGACCTGCCGGACGTGACCTCCGGCGATTTTCGGGTGGCGTTTGGCATTCCTATAAACCGCCAGCACACTCCGCAGTGGTTTATCTACAACGGAAAGGCGTACCTGTGCAGCCGCTATCCGCTGGGAGAGGAATACGAAACCATCCTCCAGCAGGAGTTTGATTCAAAACGGAAGAAAGTATGAGCTATCAGGTGAATCTTTTCCGAAAGCCTCCGGTAATTGGTGAAGTAGTTTCGCGTGCGGAATACCGCGAGATACTTCTGGCACGCATGGCCGCCGGCGACCTCTATGCGTCGGAAACGCTGGCCATGGTGCGAAAGGCCGACATGGCGCTGGATGTGCTTCGTGAAAAACCTATATACAAAAGAAATAATGAATCCGTTTAATATTTTTCTGGTTGCTATCTTAAGTGTAGCTTTTGGATGGAGTATTCTTTTTGCAATAGGAATAACTGTTTCTGCATTTAAAGAACTACTGAAAATGATAAAACAAATGATGGAGGATTGACATGGGATGTTTTATTTGTGCCAGGAAATGGCACGGAAGATTTCCGAAAGAAAAAGCTACGGAAGACCAGAAACGCCGTGTGGGTAAAGACGGACTGATTCAACATAAATGAAAGATTATGGGAGAGAAGAAATTCAAGCATGTAATGATAGATACGGAAACACTGGGAAGGACACCTGGAAGCGTGGTCCGTTCGGTGGCTGCCGTAGAGTTTGACCCGCGAACGGGTGAAACCGGGCGACAGAAGGTGTGGAAAATTGACCTTGCAGACTCCATCCGCTATGGGTTCAAGGTAGAAGCATCTACACTGAAATGGTGGATGATGCAGTCGGACGAAGCACGGCGCGATTTTGTGGAAAGTGAGGAAACACCGCTGGTGGATTTCCTACAAGACTTTGATGATTTTCTAAGTTGCATAAATGATGAAAATGATTTTACTCTGTGGTGTCTTCAGCTGGATTTCGACGTGGCTATGCTTCGTTCCATGTATTCATGGTATAACCTGAACGTGCACGGATGCGACGAAGAAGTGCTTCCGTGGAACTTCCGGAAAGTGCGCGATGTACGTCCATATATAGATGCTCTGGATAGTGCTGGTCTCCTCCCTCCGAAGGTGGCGGACAGACACACTCCGCTGGCCGACTGCCTGGCTCAGATAAACTATGTGTATCTGGTTGGAAAGAATAATCTTGTAATCAGATAAGGGTATGAACGTCACCACCGACACAATAAACCACATATACCAGTATGCCACCTACCGCACAAACGAGCGTTGCGGAGAAACCGTAACCGTTCCGGGCCTTACGGAAGGTGCGCATACCTTTTGCCGTAGCCGGCTGGAAGAAAAATATATGTTTGTACTTTCGGCTGTAAAGGGCCTTCCTCGCGTGATGCGTTACAGCAATCGTCCGGAAGGCGCTCCATGGATTCTGGCACGCGGTCACGGAAGCCGATACGAAGGGGCCACGCTCGATTCAGCCGAGCGCCTGCTGGTGATGGCCGTCGCGCTCGGTATTGTGCGTGTGATGAAACCATCCTGCGACTCGTGCGATGTGCCGAATGTGGTGATTGACGACGAACGACTGCGGAAAATGGAAATGATGCAACCCAAACACTCCAGACGTTTTTCATTGCTGAACTGGTAAACCTTACTCTATGCTCACACTCGCCAACCGGACCTACGTTCTATGCTTCGAACAGTCGTACACAGCGGCTGCACTCATGGAGTGGATTGAAGCAGGTAAAGAGCCCGAAATATCTATCCGGAATGCCAAAAAAGGAGTAGAACGAAGCGTCGTTTTTACCATAAAAGACAAAGACGGCATTTATCTATCACTTATTCAGCGTATTGCATCTGTTACATCAGCAAGAATCCATATAAAATCGGAGGTTTTATGAAATTTAGCAACAATTTTAATGCGATTTCGGTTGAAAATTGTTACATTTGCCATGTCATACGATTACATGTTGGGTGATAAAAGGTATTTGTAAATTCAGGGTTCCGCATCCGTGCGGAGCCCTTTGTAAAACCTGAAATACATGGCAAAGAAAAACATAAAATGCTATAACTCCGGTAAAATAGGCGGTCTTTCCTACCTCCAGGCATACAAGAACTTTGAGAACGCAGATCAGGAGATTTCCGCGATGGGTTTCACTCCCGTAAATCCTATCATTCTCGGACTGAAACCATCGCGCCCGTACTGGATGCACATGGTGTGGGACATTCTGCTGCTTTCCCGTTGCGGTCACATCTACCTGCAGCAGAACTGGAAGTCAAGCCGTGGAGCAAGAATCGAGTTCAGGGTGGCGAAGTCCTGGGTATTCAGATATGGTTTCAGGGAAATCATGGGGAAGACAATTTGTACAGCGAAAATTTCTGTGATATAATGAAATGCAAATAAAATGGGAAAAACAAAAATCAAACTTACAAGTAAGCAGAAAGCAATTATAAAAGTAATTTGCATAGCTTCCGGCCTGTTTATCGGGAACCGGATTTTCAATCATGTATCAGCTTGGCTTGGCATTGCAGTTATATGCGTGACTCTGCTAGCATCTATTTATTTAATCTATAAACACATCAAAAAAAACTTATGAAAAAAACGATTAATTTAATTATTGCGGTAATAGGAATAGTATTATTCTCCGCATGTTCTCGTGTAGCACCTAACTATGCAGGTGTATTAATGGAAAACTACGGTAAAAATGGGAAAGAAGATTTCAAGATTGTATCGGGTAAAGTATCTGTGTGGGAACCTGGTACAGAACTTTTTCAAGTTCCGCTGTTCGACCAACGTGGAGGTTTCCAAGAGCCGGTTATTTTAAAAGCTGCGGACAACACAGAGTTTACAGCATGTCCGGTATATTCATATAAGGTTGTTAAGAGCCGTGCGGTAGATGTAGTATTCGACAACAAGCATATCGGTGGAGGAAACGATTTTATGACTTCACTTGAAGATAATATACTTGAGCCACGAATGTATGACCTGATAAAAGAAGAAAGCAGGAAATATAAGACAGACAGTCTGATGGCAGACGGAGGTTCTCTTGCTTTTGAAAAAAATCTGGAACAAATAGTAAGGAAAGAATTTAATGATAGAGGTCTTGAATTGAGAAGCTTCTCTGCTCAGCTTGAATTTTCAAATAAAGTAAGAGAAAAGATAGACAGTCGTAACGAAGTAAATACCAATATTTCCGTTCTTGACCAGCAAATTGAAGAACAAAAAAAGCGTAACGAACTGGAACAACTTCGTACAGAACAGCTTTTGATTCAAAGCCGTGGTTTAACTAAAGAAATTCTTCAAAAGCAGTTTATTGAAAAATGGGACGGTAAGACACCATTATACGGTGTTGTTCCTGAATTTCTTAAACTTACGAAATAACCAAGTTGAATAAAATGGCTCCCGCGTGAAGTGCGTCGGCGCACGTTTTCCATAATGTTTAGTTTAAAAGTTTTGGCAAATTCACATTTCAGGGGTTCGACTCCCCGGCGCGGGACTAAATCTTAAAAGAAATGACACTAGATGAAAAAATAGAATACTCCATTAACCTTCTTCGCAAAAGTGAAGAGATGGCATTGAGAATGGACCCAGAAAACGGATTTTATCTGGCGTTTTCTGGTGGGAAAGACTCCCAGGCCCTCTATCATCTTGCCGTACAGGGGGGGGTGAAATTCAAGGCTCACATGAACCTTACAAGCGTGGACCCACCTGAAGTTATACGTTTCGTGAAAAAGAACTATCCCGATGTGGAACTGATAAAACCACGCATGAGCATCTACGAAATGGCAAAGAAGAAGGGATGTCTTCCTACCCGGCTTGTTAGATGGTGCTGCGAAGAGTTTAAGGAAATGTCAGGCGCAGGGAAAGTTACCCTGATTGGAATACGCAAATCGGAGAGTACGAACCGGAAGAAAAGAAATGAAATTGAAACGGGAGACCGTAAATTCTCCGGAACATTTGACCAGTGGAGCGAGCATCAGGAAAAAATGGTGACATGTGTAGGTGGAAAAGACAAAATACTGGTTTCTCCTATCCTTTACTGGACTGAAAAGGATGTATGGGACTACTTGAAACGAATGCACATTCCGTATTGCGAGCTGTACGACAAGGGTTATAAACGGATAGGATGTATTATGTGCCCCATGTCGAACTACAAACAGAACGTGCGAGAAATGAAGAATTTTCCGCATGTTGGGAAAAACTGGAGAAAAACAATTGAATGGCTGATCGAAAACAAATGGAAGGACAAACCGCTTTTGCAAGATCCTGATCTGGCCCTGAAATGGTGGATAAGCAAGAAGTCTTTCAAAGAATTTTATGCAGACGAAGTGATGCAGCAGAAATTAGAGTTTAAAGATTAAAAGAAACGATATGATAAACAAATGTACATTCATCGGTAATCTGGGGAAAGACCCCGATTATAAAGTGCTGGAAAGCGGTCACAAGGTAGCGAGTTTCTCCATCGCCTGCAGCCGGAAAGTGAAAAACAAGGAAAATGGAGAGACAAAGGAATATACGGAATGGATTCCCATTGTGGCCTGGGACAATCTGGCCGAAATTATCAGCCAGCTGGCCCGCAAAGGTTCGCAGGTATATGTGGAAGGGGAGTTCCGCACACGAAGCTACGAGGCAGAAGGAACCGGAGAAAAACGCTATGTGTCCGAAATATGGGCACGCGATTTCCGTCTGCTCGGACGGAAGGCAGAATCATCGTCTGCTCCGCTTCCTACTTCGCCCGACGATTTCGGCAGCCAGCCCGCACCGGCTTCTGCTCCTTCACCCGCTCAGCCGGCACAAGCGGCCCCACAGCAGCCTACGCAGGGAACGCTTAATATGACTGACGAAAAGGATGATCTTCCTTTTTAATACGAACAGATTAATCATTTAGCGATATGAACGAATTTACAAACCCGGCAGGGAATCTGGGAAACAATCCTTTCTTGCAGGCTCCCTCCACCATTTTACCCATGAAGGGGAAAAGCTCTGAAACAGAGCTTGCGGCTTCTATCAGCCGTCCGAAATCCATGATTCCCGTCAAACGAAACCGGTTTGACCGCTACACTGCACAGCAGCGCATGGCCAGTGCAGACATTCTGAACGCCCACCTGCTCATGGTGGAAATCATGATGACAAATATCACTCAGAAATACATCTACGAAGTGGTTTCCTGCCTGAAGGAACGCGGACTGATGCGTCACAACATGAAGCGCAGGGCCAACGAACTGGTAAATCTGTCTAGTGACCTTATGAAGCGATGCAATGCGCACGATGCCATGCAGGTTCGTACCTTTACAGAAACCATCCACCCCGGGCTGTCCGGAAGTTTTATTAGGGGGGGCGGCACACTGACACAGAAGCTTCAGAACATCTTCTGGAAAACCTACGGAGAAAAAATCAACCTCATTTATTTTGCTACAAAGAATGCGCTCGACAAGTGCAACGTGCGCCAGAGCGACCTTGTATCGAACATGGAGATGGTGGCCATGATGTGTACCACCGGAATCGAGTTCTACGACTGCATGTGCCGGAAGGTGGACGGACTGCTCAACGGAGTAGGGAAGGTGAACCGGCAGAAAAGCCAGCACAACGAAAAGATGATGGCTGCGGTGAAAGATATGCTGCGTGAGATGGTGGGAAACATTGAAATACCCGATAAGGAGGGAACGGATGTGCGCACCTTGACCGCACAGTTCCAGATGGAGCTGGTGAAAGACGACCTGCTGAAACTGGTGGAGAGCGGAATCGTTTCGCTACAGGTAGAGTTTATAGAATACGTCATCGCCAGTCTGTGCATGAAGATGGCCGGAGAAGGGCTCTGCTTTCAGGACTACCGCACACTGATAGCACGCATGGGCACTAAGAACAACGTGCGCATGCTGCTGAATGAAATTGCTTCGCTCCCTATTCCTGAATCGGACGACTATGAGGTGTACGATGTCATGGAAATGCTGCCCGATGCAAAGGCAGAAGGCGAAAGCGTGATTGACAAGTTCCGTCACCTCTGCCTGGAAGACCATATCCGCACAGTACCTGAAACAAACGAATCCATTACTCTCAGAAAGCTTCGTCAGGAAGTCTACCGCAATCACGGCACACTGAGTATGCTTACCCTACGCTATCTGTACAACGTGTTTGGCACAAAGAAGGCTATGGCAGAATACATAGCGCGTGCGGATGCCGACGTAATGGCGCGTACACTCCGTATGCTGAAAACGGTCAAAGTGAGTCAGCTCGCACTAAAAGACGGATGCCGATACGAACTCAACCTCGGTCAGGGCGTGCGTGCCATGTATGAGATGCACGGTTATACCCGCGAAAAGTTTGCTTCCATGGCAGGTGTAGGAACAGACCGGCTGCTGGAACTGGAGGCCATGGGCGACCTGGCATCCTATCCCCATGCGGAGAAAGCCGTCGGTCCGCTTGTAATGGACGTGGGTAAGATGCTGGGTGCAGACCCCCGTTACGTGCTGTTTGCTTCCCTACGTGATACAAAAGAGAAAGGCACACTCCCGGAGGTTTATAAACGCCTTTTCCGCGAAATGGAGAAAGTATATAACGATAACAACGATAAATCAGAAGAAGATGGGAAAGAAGAGAAAAAGGAATAACAAACGAGTAAATCCGCCTGAAATAAATAAAAGAATACTCAATAGCTTCCTTGATATGGAATCAGACGCTGGAAATATGATGGAACTATTCGGAGGTTTTTGGCCATTAATTGAGAAAAAAGAACAGGATATATTAAACATCCGAGATATAACCGAAGTTCCACAGCTTGATTTCAGAAAAATAATAGGCAATAAACAACCATCAGGAACTAAAATAGCAACATATATGGAAGGTAAAATTAACGTATCAAAATTCAGTGTCGGTCAGGTAGTAAAGCTGAAAGACTACGACTCGCTTAAATTGGCAAATGAGACCCTGACGTATCAGATGGGGGAATTTGATTTAAAACATATCTCAAATGCTCAGGTTGCAATCTACAAAGTGCATAATACCCGTCAGCTCCACAAGGACGGGAAGCCAGTGTTCTGGTATGAGGTAGGTCAGTGGGGTCGGAACATAGTCGACGTTCCGGAAGATTTTTTGGAAGAACTGCCTGAACCGGTAAATATACCAGATGATAACGAAGAAGGAGAGAAACAACCGGAGAATCCTGTAGAAGAAACTATGGATGAAATGGTTGAGAAGTTTGAAGAGGTGCTGCACGAGCTGGTATCTTACGATAAAATGTCAGGTGGAAATCCTAATCTTTATCATATCAGAATAGGAAATTTGTTCAACCCATGTTTTAAGGATGATATCACCTATTCAGACCGGATAGAAGGCTTACTGCATATTACAAGCATCGCCCGTGCTGCATATCAACACTATGCGCAAGTTACGCTTTCTATGTCCGAAATCAGTCAAGAACAGCTTTACACTTACCGCAAAAAGAACGCCGACTATGGAAACGCCTTTGAAAAGTCAATGGACGAAGACGGGCTCCTGGTAGCCAAAATCCGCATCGGTGACAAAATTCGAAGAATAAATTCCCTGATTAAAAATAATGGTGAAGGACAGGTGAAGGACGAAAAGCTGGAAGATACTTATCTCGACCTGGCCAACTACTGCGTGATGACAATTCTTTGGATCAGGAAACAAAAGTAAAATATGGGAAAAGGTTTTATTTATCAAGGTCATACAAGTTACCAGAATCCTTTTTGTGGAGTATGGGAATGTTCCGATAATTCATGGGAAATATCTTTTAAAGAAAAGATGGAATCCGATGAAATAAGATTTCCGAAGGAAGTAGTTCACCCTGGTATGCCAAACTTCCTGAAGTTTCTTTATGAAGAATGTAATTCTTTTGAGGAAGATGGTGATATCGTTTCCTCTATGATTAAAATTTACAATCACTCCATATTCTTCCTGCTGTTTTTTTACAAAAAATATCATCATGAAAAGATGATTGTAGAAAAAGAAATAGAAGAAAGATTTAAAAGAGAAATATATCAAGCTAATGTCCAGTTTTATCGTATGATTGCTCTACGAGGTACACCGATAGCTGGAATAATTCTGAAATCAAAGATTAAAGAAATCTATTTTTTGCTGGATAAAGAAGAAGCAGAATCACAATCAGAAAAAGTGGAAAATGCTTTTCTCGATTTAGCTACTTACGCAATAATGACAATTATTATCTAATTCTATAAAATAACTATGGCAGGAAGTAATATCAGCAGAGACCACATCGCTATGGAAGCGATGAAGGTATTGATGCAGAAAAATGTATCAGAATACATGACTTTTAAAAATAAGATTAAAAAATTATTTGGTTTGGAATATAAATCAGTGATAGCATACGACGAGGAATGGTTGGCTAAGATGGCCTATGATTTTGCCGATGCCATGATTGCCCAACGCGAAAAAATAATGGAGGACAAATTATGATGCACACATGGTTTGAAGGAAAAATCCGCTACGAAAAGGTAGCGGAAAACGGAATGAACAAGAAAGTGACAGAGCCCTATCTGGTAGATGCACTCAGCTTTACCGAAGCCGAAGCACGTCTCATTGAAGAAGTCACGCCGTTTATTACAGGAGAGTTCACAGTGACCGACATCAAACGGGCCAACTATAGCGAGATATTCCCGACCGACGAGGAAGGAGCCGGCATCTGGTACAAATGCAAACTGTACTTTATTACTATTGACGAGAAAAGCGGTGCGGAGAAGAAGACAGCCACCAACATCCTGGTACAGGCTGCCGACCTTCGCGATGCGGTGAAGAAACTGGACGAAGGCATGAAAGGTACTATGGCCGATTACGTGATAGCTTCCGTAGCAGAAACCGCCATCATGGACGTATATCCGTATCAGGCCGAAGCTGAAGTACAGCCCGAGTTCGAGGAATACGACTATGAGAAATTGTCTGCGGCCGCACGTGTATGTCATAACTTAGGAATCACAGAAAAGGGCGGAAAGAAATGTATCAATACTGACCCGATAAACGTGCTGAATATTCATTACGGCTACGGAAGCGGTCTGAAACTCATTCAGCAGCTTATCAACAAAGGGGTGCTGAAACGGGAGAAAGACTATATTTCTGTGGTGGACAAACCGCTGGAAGAGTTCGACTGGTACATCAAACAGAAGGAAGGCGATGGAAAAGTGGAATAAGGCACTGGACATTCCGGTAGAGATACTTTTCAAGTACCTCTGCCGGGACTACCGGCGCGAACAGGCACGCACAGCGGAGCTGGAGAAAAAGGTGGAAAAGCTTCAGGCAGAGTTGAACTATGAGCGAAACAACACGCCCACGGTGGAGAAGCTGCAACGTCGGGTTTCATCGCTCCAAACAAAAGTCCGCGAGCAGGAAGGAACCATCAAGGCAAGAAACCTTGCCATTAAGCGGTTGAAAGGTGAAATAGGTGGATGATTTATGTGGAACAGAAATAAAAAATACAGGGACTGGTTGCGTGCGCAGCTTGGATTCAAATATCAGGAAAGTATGTTCCCTGATGAAGAAGAATATCCGGAACTGAACGAAGAAAAAGTTCTGGAGGCCATACATGTTATTCCCGTTGCAAGCAAACTTCCGGAGAATAGGATAAAAGAGGCTGTTATAAAACTTATCAATGAACAGCAAATTCTATTTATGGAATCCGTAAATAGTGTGGCTCAAGCGGTAAGTAAATTTAGTGATGCAACTGCTTTAGCCGCAGAATCACTTCAAAAGTATGCCGATAGTATTCCTAAAGAAAAGGACTATAAATCTATAGGAACAGATTTAGGTTCTGGAAAATCAAACGGTTTGCCAAAGGGATGCAGGTAGATATTTTCTGGCTTGGAGAGCAGGTTGCACAGTGTGATGCGTGCCGGTCATGCAAGCGCGGAGGATTCTACAAGACGGAAGACAGCGTGAACAACTTCGTGCGCATAGCCGGCAATTACGACGGATACCTATTTGTGAGTCCGGTTTATTACGCAAGCATAAGCAGCCAGATGGATGCGTTTCTTACCCGTCTGTTCTATTCCAATCCAAAGCTGATGATGTATAAGCCGGTGGCCGGAATCACCGTGTCCAGAAGAAGCGGAAACACGTCTGCATTCAGCCGGATGAACATGTATTTTCTCATGCACTCCATGATTGTGGTCGGCTCGCAATACTGGAACGAGCTTTACAGCGACGAGACTGGAGATACAAAACAGGATGCAGAAGGTATGGAAGCGGTTGCTTCCTTGGTGGAGAATATGAAATATGTCATTGAAGGTCTTTCTACCGTAGAAAAACCGATGAAAAGGATACATGTTCACACTAATTTTATCAGATAATACGGGATGATATAATTTTGACATAATCCTAATTATGTTTAATTTGACAAAAATATGCCATCGAACAGTCAATACACAAGAGGTAGTAAACATCCAGTAGTCGCGGTAAATCCTGACGGGACTGTGGCCGGGTATTTTGAATCTATTAAAGAGGCAACAGAAAAATCCGGGAGAAGTAGACATGCAATCAGTAATAGTTGCCGGAAAAAATCTATATGCAAAGGGCTTCAATGGTATTACGAGAAGGACTTCAGAAAAATATATGAAGAGCAACGTATGGATGATTTGAAATTTAGTCTCAATCAGCACCGTGAAAAAGACTCTGGTCACTTCTGTAAAGGTCATAAATTAATCAAGTCATTCCAAAACTGGCCAAAGGAACTACAGGAAAAGCGACGTAAGATTTCAAGAGAACTCAGTAAAAGACTGATTAATGACCCCAACAGCAATTTTGGACCTAACCGGAAATCACCTCCTGGCATGAGTAAAAAAGTAATCGCTTTGTCAACAGGAGAAGTTTATTATTCAGTAGCTGAATGTGCGAGGAAAAACGGGATTGGATTGTCTGCGTTACACATGTCTCTTAGAAGAATGACACGCTGCGGAGGGGAAAAGTATATGCTCTATTCCGTGTATGAGGAAGTGAACAAAAGACTAAAAGAAAAGGGAGTAATTTAGAAAACTACTTTTACATAAAAACATAAAAGTATAAAAACATTAAACTACGTATAGCCAGCCTTGGGCGGCTTAAAGAACCCATCAGAAAAATGAAATACTCAAGCGCTATTGCAATTCTTACACTTGCATTTTTTTCAAGCTGCAGTTGTTCCACAAACAGAGACAGAAGCATGCTGCCTGAAAACCCGACAAACAACCAGACGTATCGCGACAGCAACGGAAACAGCTGGATTTACAATGCCATGCTGATGCGATGGATGATGTCCAGTCCGGGAGGGAACACCTACTATTACTACCCGTCGCAGGGATACTACACCAACTCTTCCGGTGTACAGGTCACTCCGCCGGCCAGCGTAAGCTCCGGAATCACTCCTTCCCGCTCCTCTTACAGCAGCTCCACTTTCGGGAGTAAAAGCACCAGTAAGGGAGCAGTGTTTGGAAGTACCGGACGAGGACATTCAATCTCTGCCTGATGGACGAAGACATCAACTTGTCACCGGTTGAAATGGTAGTTCTGTCCATGACAGTATTTGTGGTGTTCTCGCTCGTTCTTCAGGAGTCAATCACCATAAATCCGGAAATGGGCAGACTGCTGTTCTGGATGGACAACGTATGCTGCGTGGTATTCCTTTCTGAATGGATATACCGCTTTGTCCATGCAGAAAATAAACGGCGCTTTGTTCTTCGCAATTTCATCGACCTGATAGCAAGCATTCCTTTCGGCTGGCTTCCGGGACTGAAAGCATTACGGCTGATGCGTCTGGTTCAGGTCATAAGAATTGCAGGAAGCGTAAACCGGTTTGCCACCTACTTCCGCCACAATTCCATACAGACAGCAAGGTTCGCATTCTTCATCCTCTTTACGCTGCTCATGATGACGGGTCCGGTGCTTATCCTTTTCTTTGAATATGACTCCGGTTCCATCAACACGGCCGAGAATGCGCTTTGGTGGACCTACTGCACGGTCACTACCATCGGATACGGCGACCTTTATCCGGTTACAACTGGAGGGCGGATTTTTACGGTGTTTGTCAGTCTGGGAGGAATCGGGATGTTCGGAATCCTGTCTACTTTACTTATCAACTATGTAATACATATTAACCATGAAAAGAATAGCAATCAAACCGAGAGAGAACTACCAAAAGAAGATAGAGAACATGGGCTTTAATTTCCATACGGACTACTGGAAAGAAAATGCCTACTATTCCTTCACCATGAAGGAAATCGAAGAAATTGAAAAAGCTACAAACATGTGTTATGCCATGTATGTAGACGCAGTGCAACACGTAATAGACTACAATCTCTTCCACAAGCTGTGCATTCCTGCAGGAATGGAGCACGACATACGCCAGTCATGGGAAAGAGACGACCTCTCTCTTTACGGACGATTTGATTTCGCAATGATTGACGGAGTGCCCAAACTGCTGGAGTTTAATGCAGACACCCCTACCTCACTGCTCGAAGCATCCGTAGTGCAATGGCAGTGGAAGGAAGATTTGTTCAAAGACTCCGACCAGTTCAATGCCATCCACGAAAGCCTGGTACAAAGCTTCAAGGATATTCAGGACCGGTACAGAATGGAGTGTTACCATTTTGTGTGCTGCCGTGAGAATGTGGAAGACGAAGAAACCCTTCAATACCTGGTGGCAGCAGCCATGGAAGCAGGACTGAATACGGCAGAAATCGAAATGGAACAGCTCAACCTGGACGAAGGTGCGTTTTACGACCCATCCGGAGAAAGAATAAGATGCTGTTTCAAGCTTTACCCCTGGGAGTGGATGATGAACGAGAGTCAGGAAGGATGTACGGCCGACATTCTCTGGCTGGAGCCTATGTGGAAATCGCTGATGTCAAACAAGGCCATGCTCCCTATACTGAGTGAGCTTTATCCGGATTCTCCCTACATACTGAAATGCACAGACCACTTGACAGCCGGCATGAAAAACTATTGCAAAAAGCCGGTGTTCAGTCGTGAAGGTGCCAATGTCACGCTGGTAAAAGACGGACAGGTTATCGAACAGACGGGTGGTGACTACGGAGAAGAAGGCTATGTATATCAGGAACTGGCGGAAATCCCTTCTTTCGACGGTAAGTATCCGGTTATCGGTTCCTGGGTGATAGGAGGGCTTTCTGCCGGTATGGGTATCCGCGAAACCTCTTCCAAAGTAACAGACAACCTGAGCGAGTTTATCCCTCATATCATTGAATAAGCCATGTCAGAACAGAAAACCATCAGTCAGGCGGTCAAAGAGGAGTTTCTGGATCTGACGCGCTGGGCCAACAACATGATCCGGCAGCTTCAGACCAACTTCGAAACACAGCATGTATGGCCGGGGGGATTCCCCGGTCCGTACATCGGGTACCGCAATACGCCGGCAGCCAAACGGAGTACCGGACAATCTTACCGTCGCATGTATGCCAAGGTGTTCAATGGGGCCGGAGGTGACACAAAGAAGATTTCCTTCTTCTTCAACTATTACCTGTATTTCGTGGATATGGGTGTCGGTGCGGGACAGCCCATTGAAGATGTGGATAGAGACGAATTTGCCCATTACAAGAAATTGTATAAAAAATGGAAAGAAGAAGGCGACCGCCAGTCACGACCTATCATTGCCATGGAGGTGCGTCATCAGCTCCGGCGACTGGAAGTGCTCGTGTCTTCCTATTATCAGGACTTCATCGAAAACGGCGTACTGGTTTCTTTTCAGGACGAGTTTAAACGAAGTGATTATAAATTCCGGATGAAATGAAAACGATAATCAGAATATTGTCGAACACGTTCTTGCTGGTAGGGATGTATTTTCTCCAGCAGATAAGAATAGAACTGGCTGTCCTTCTTCTGGGTGTCTTCCTCATGTTCCAAAAAGAATCGGAGCTGACTAATCTTCTGGGAGGAATTATCACAGCAGCTATGATAGTCAAGCTACTTTATGCTGAATTAGGAAAATTGGGAATATGGCTTTCGTTACTGGCTTTTGCTTTTATCGGATTTATAATGTTACTGGATAAAGAAATAAGAAAACCCACAAAATTTTAATTATGACAGAATTAAAAGAAATCATCGAAGAATGGGCCACCAAGTACAAGCCCATGCTTCATACGCCCGGAGAAACCGGAAAGAACAAACGGTTCTTCCTTTTCGACAACATTGTAGCTATTCCATCGTTCATGAGCAAGCTGCCCGACGTAAAATCGCCTTGTGTGGGCTACGAATTTGCCCAGGACGGGACGATCAGAGGCGGTCTGGATAAACCTGTGCACGTGGTTTATTTTCTCGTTAAAACAGATAATATGAAGCCTACCGACAAACAGCAGTCATACGAAGCCATTCAGGAAGCGAAGATGCACATGCAGAAGTTTCTGGCTTGGCTCCGTGAGCAGCAGGAAAAACGGAATATTTTCCGGAACATAAATCTTGAAACGGAGGAGCTTCACTATTCTACCTACGGCCCTTTCCTTAACAACTGGTATGCAGTATTCGTCGAACTGACCGATGTACAAAAAGTAGAGCTTTGCGTCGACACGAAGGACTATGTGGAGTGAAAATAAAATCCCGGGACGGTGCTTTTCGTTCCGGGATTTATTCGTTATTTTCTTACTTCATAAAGTAGTTTTACATCTTCACCATACACTGCATTAAGCGCTTGTTTAAATGGTGCGCTCAGCTTTTCGTCAATATAAGTCGCTACGTATGCAGCCGGTACAGATAGTGTCACTTCCTCACCATTAAGCGAAACAAATTCAAGCGACGACAGCCAGGTGCTAAATTCAACCGGACTTACAGAACCTTGAAGAAGTTCCATAAATGCCATCCATCGGCTTTTATCTTCCTCGCTTATTGTTTTATGCTTGACGGTTTTCTTCTCCTCTACCCTATTATCTTCTTTTGTTTCTTTTGCCTCCGGAGTGTGCTGGATAATAAAATTCTTGAGTGAAGTCACCACATAACTTTTCGGATTGTTTACTTTATACCGGTTCATTCGGTCACGAAGTGCCAGCACTTCGGCCCGGAAATCGTTCATCAGTTCTTCAGGGAGCATATCGGTCAGCATACGCACATCTGTTTCCGTCAGTTTATATTCAGAGCGAAGCAAGTCCCAAATATCGGCGGGAAGTTTTTGCTGTCTTCGTTTACGCGACATTTCCTCCCCAAGTTCACTCAGCTTGATTTTAAATAATATCTCGTCAGGGTTTCCTCTCTTCGTTGCACCCTTATATACAGGCTCATAATCAAAAGTAAAGTCCACCTGATTTTCGCTGGCCATACGGTCGAGGTCTTCACGTATCGGGTCCATCACTTCCTTACAAAATTTACTGAATTTCGGGTATCGGTCTTTTTCGTAAGTCTTAGTAACTACCCCGTTCACCTCCACATTTTCCAATGTTATCACTCCCAGGAATTTCTTGAGCTCCACATATTCCACCGATTTCTTTGGGAAGTCTTTCCATCTGGAAAGATAAATATAAATGCTTGGTGTACGTTTGCGTTTGCAGATACGGGCTATTCGGTAAATGTGGTCAAGATAACCTTTCCCGTTACCTAAATCGCACAGTTCTTTCAATACCTTTGCATCCATACGCGCTTCCACGTAGTTCATCCTCCTTTCTTTTTCTTTCGAGCCTGAAACCGGAATCATAGGCATTTCAATCGTAGAAAACAGATGCGCGTATGTACGAATAGGTCTTCCCACTTCATCATATCTGTAAAAAGAACAGTTCATCTTCATAAGATTATCGCATGCCTCACTAAGATACATATAGTCACGAGGACTTACTCCAAGAGAGGAAGCGCTGATTCGGAATGTGAGAATCTGATTATCGTCCAGATCATCAGGGAAAAGTGACATTTGTCCGTCTGCACGTCTGTTTTTCAGAAATTCATTGAAGCGGTCTTGCATGGACTTCATGATTTCTATCATAATACTCCGTTGGTAGAGTGAAAAATCTGCCCCTACCATGGCATACAGATAGGGTTGTTTAATAAACTCTACTGAGCTAAGTTCTTTAATCAGTGAGTTGCTTGATTCGGTGGTGCTTTTCTTCCGTCGCATAGGCTATCAGTTCATTTTTCGTATTTCGTAAGTATTCCCATCGAACTGGAATGTACCTACCTTCACGTATTTTTCATCATCAATAAGAGAGAAAACAGATATTCCCAACGCATCGGCCACACTTTCCAGAAATTGCAGGTTAGTACGTGACGGACCGTTTAATTTCTTTGTCAGACTTGAATTGGAAATACCCAGTCTCTTTGCCAGTTCATCCTTGCTTATACCTGACTCTTTTAATCTTTCTTCTAAATAAATCTTCATTGGTTCGTTATTTGGCACAAATATAGATATATTTTCCAAAAACGGAAAATAAAACGACAATATTTTCCAAAAACGGAAAATATTGAATAAAAATAGTTCGGAAAGTTTGCACCTTTAATCTATATATGTTCGGAAATTTTTCCCTATATGACGGAATCTTTACCCATACACACGGAAACTTAGTACATATTGACGGAATGTTTACCCCTAAAAACGGAAAGTTTGCACCTTTATTAGTATAACTATTTGTTTTATAGCAAATTACGCTTTACTATATATCTTATATCATAATATCATTAATAAAAGCAGACCGATATATTTTTTATCCCTTATTTAAGAAACTATCGTTTCTTTATATTATAACATATAGATAATTATATAGATTCTGAAAATCATTGATTATTAGGTTTTTAAAAGCATGTAGGTGCAATGATTCCGTCAATAGGTGAAAAGATTCCGTCAGTAAGGGAAATTATTTCGTGTAAAGGTGCAAAGATTCCGAACTATATAAAGGTGCAAACTTTCCGAACTTAAATAAAGAGAAATGTTTTTTGCACATTCCTCGGCTTCCTTTTCTCCGCAGTCCGCCTGCTTTAGAAGGTTCATCGCACGACGAACGCTGTACATTCTTGCTTTTGTCAAAATCACGCAGCAGGATACAATAAAAATTCCTGCCAGAACAATCGTCAGATTTGTCATTTCTTTCTTTTTTTTAAAGGTTAATTTTATCTGTCTTTTTACTGTTGAAACAAAGATTTAAAAACTATTCGCCAGCAACCTCTAAAGTGGTTTGCGGCAAACCTCTCGAGCGATATGCAGCAAACCTCTCTAGTGGTTTGCTGCATTTGTTTTGACAGGCCCTACAGGCTATTGTGGAGGGGGTGCGCAGAAACGTAGTTTCCCATCATCATAAGAAGGGTTTTCTGGCCGCTCGTGTCGGACGAAAGAAAGTCCACAATCTCCTTGAAAAGTGAGCGCGAGCACTCGCGTTTCACACTGACCAGATAACCGCTGCCGAGCAGACTTTCCAGCTCACGGCGCACGGTGTGTTCGGGCATGAAGTCCTCGTATTCCACATAGGCCAGCACGCCATGGCGTGTGACGGTAAACATAATGCTGTGTCTTATTTCCCCGAAATAGCCGTTTATGGCTTTTCTTGCTTCTCTTTTAGTCATATATTTATGTTTATTCGTTATCTTTTTCTATATTATTTCCCATTTTATCCAAATCTGTGCACCCTGTCACACCCTGCATTATGCGGACAAAAGATACAAGCATGCACCATGCAGTGAATAGTCCCAAAGGAACTATGAGAATAACTTTTGCCACAGCAGGAATAAATCCCGAAAACACAACGCAAGGAATAAAAACCGCCATGCTTGCAAAGGTTATCACATGAATGTACCAGAGTTTCTTTCCTTTTACCTTACTCCGCGTATGTACGCCATCGCACGCTCGTGCTGGCTTTGTGGCATTAGGTCGGCGTAGTCCACGTACAAATATTCCCTTACACCATCCGGCCACACGCAAAATGCTGTCGCTCCATCTTCCGAATAATTCACTGATACGAATGGCGCACCGCTCAGTTTGCGGTGAATAAACTCCGAAGCCATTATCCGGAGTTCCGATGCTGGTTTTTTCTTCATAATTCATATTCTATATTTATAAGGTTATTAATATCTGTATTTGCGTCCGTAATCCATGACCCAGTCATTCTTACCGAAAACCACGTGCTGATACATGCGTGCATTGCGCTGGTCGGCCTTGCTGCTTTTCATGGAAGCCATTCGCTTCTCTGATTCCTCACGCTGTGCGGCTTCTTTCTTTGCTCTGCGCCATGCTTCTTTTAATGCCTGGCTCATGGTGCAGCTCCATGAATGGTTGCGGATTCTGTGAGCAGCTTTCATGATTTCGGATTTGTTGAATTTCTGTGCCATATCTTTTTGTATTAATGATTACAGTGCAAATGTAATGTATTGCATTATGTTTTGCAAGTTATACAAAATATATAGCATTTCTTTTAATTCTATTTAACAATGCAATACATTATATACTTTGCATAAATGAAATATATGACATATTTTTGCATGCAAAACAATATCTAATGTATTATATCATGGAATTAAGAATAAAAAAAATACTTAAGAATAAAGGATTAAAAGCTGTATGGCTTGCAAAAAAGATAGGCGTTACCGACGTAAATACAAGGAACATTATAAATGGGATAGTTACTCCTAAAATGGAAACCCTTGAAAAAATAGCCGAAGCCCTTGAAGTCCCAATGTGGCAACTTTTTGCCAGCCCGGAAGAAGTAATCGGTGACTCTACAAGTTCAGGAAACAAGTTTATTTGTCCAAACTGTGGAGCAGAATTGGAAATACGTAAAAAAGAGTAATGAAAAATGAACTTGACCTAAGTTTTTACGATTAGCGTGAACTTTCATCCTATTCATTTATGTGTGGAATGAAAGTTTTCCATTAAAACTATTTTCCCTTTTGGACTTTCAATGTATTTGAGAATAGTTTTTCTGAAACATTATATTTTGACATAAAGATAATAATTAATCATGCAGACACTGACCTATAAATATAAGGTTTACAAACAGAACCGCAACCATGAGAAAAGGTTGCAGGAATGGTTCAGGACGGCAGCATGGATATACAACCATGCCATTGCACTGCATAAGCGTTATTATCGCATGTATCATAAATCCCTCTCAATGTACAGGTTGCAATCTCATCTTCTCAAATTGAGAAAATCGTCATACTCACAATGGAAGATTATCGGCTCCCAGTCTGTACAGCAGATTTGTGAACGCATAAATAATGGATATAAGAATTTTTTCAATAGAACAGCCAAGCATCTTCCAACATTTAAGAATTGGAGAAAATATCGCTCAGTCACGTTCAAACAGGCAGGATATACTCTTAACGGAAATGTTCTCACAGTAAATGCTTTAAAACTCAGACTTAAATTCCACCTGTCAAGACCTGTGGACGGTATAATTCAGACTTTAAGTGTCAAGCGTGATGCGGTTGGAGACTATTGGATTATTATGTCTGTCCGCAGAAACGAGGAATCATTGACAAGCAAACCCATGACGGGTAAGACCGCAGGGTTTGACTTTGGAATGAAGCACTTTCTGACGCAGGACAATGGAACAAGAATAGAATCTCCCCTTACACTCTTCAATCATCTGGATGAATTAAGAGGAAAAAGCAGGAATCTTTTCAAAAAGAAGAAAGGTAGCAATGGACGTAATAAAGCGAGATTATCCCTGGCAAGATTGCATAGAAAAATTTCTAATATCAGAGAAGATTTTCAGTGGAAGACTGCTATCCGTATTGTATCAGACTATGATGTGATATGTATGGAGACACTTAACATGAAGGCAATGCAGAAAGTTTGGGGAAGAAAGATAAACGACCTTTCATTCACTTCATTTGTGTCCAAACTTTCATGGCTTTGCGATAAATACGGGAAGAAATTTGTACAGATAGACAGATGGGAAGCATCATCGAAAACCTGTTCTTCATGTGGGTATAAGACAGAAAAAATGCCGCTCAACATCAGAAAGTGGACTTGTCCGCAATGTGGGAGAGAACACGACCGTGATATTAATGCGGCAAAAAATATTTTAAGAGTTGGGACATCAACTCTGGGAAGAGGTGGCGTAAGTCCTGCGATGCAGGTTGCCACCGATGACACCCGAATTCCATTACTTTAGGTATGGGAGTATGTCAACTTCGCTCCTACCGAGTCGGAAGAATTTGACGTGACGCTGAAAATAGAGGCTTTGGGAGCCGACGGGAAAATGCTTTACGGTGCACAGGCTTCCGGCGTTCCGCTTCTGAGGAACCGGTGCACAAACGCCATCTGCCGTCTGTTCAGTGGAAATACGGGAATCACTTTTTCTGATCCGGACGACTGGAACCCGGCCATCGAGATAGAAATGTGACATCATTCAAAAAGCGAAGGGCAGAGAAGCTTTTGCTACCCTGCCCTTTCGGTGTATGAATTGTGCGGAATTATTTCCCCACGATGTCTTTGTAGTATTTGTCAATGAACTCCTGCGCGGCTACATTCAGCAGGTCGATGACAAACACTAAGGTATCTCTCTTTTCCTTGTTACGGCCTTTGTTCATGCGTTTCTTAATGTCTTCCAGCTTCTCCAGCATTTCTTCGTCCAGATAGACATTTCGCATGATGCGTCCCTCTTTTTCATCTTTTCTAATTCTTTTTCGTATGCCGTTTATTTTCCGTTCTACTGCGGGTGATTCGCTTTTCACGGATTCTTTATCGGGCGCAGATTCTTGTTCCGGACGGATGTTTTCCTCTTCTTGGTTATTTGCTTCAACGCATGAGTTTTCAGCAGTGAAGGTAGCAGGAGATTCTTCCGTCTTTTCTTCTGCCTTTTCCTGAGTCGCAGCACTCTCCTCCCCTGCCTTCTCCGCGTTGGCACGTGCTTCCTCAATGCCCTGCCGAGCATCAAGCATTGTTTCATTCAGGTTGAATCGTTGTTTAGCCATAATCGTGGGTTTTACTGGTTATCTAATCGTGATAGAATCTCTTTTGCCAGCTCCATGTAGTCGGCAGCTCCCGTGCAGTTGGGCGCAAAGTCAAACACGTTCATGCGCTGCGCAGGCGATTCGGCAAGCTGAATGTTCGTGCGGATGGTGGTATTGAACACCTTCCCAGGGAAATTCTGATTCATCTGTTCGTATGCCTGACGGTGAAGCGACAGACGTTTGTCGTAGCGTGACATGATATAACCCAGGATTTCAAGTTTCGGATTCACCAGCTTTTTGATTTCCTCGTATTTTGCGGTAATCAGTCCCATTCCGTCCAGGGCAAATACTTCGCAGTTGATAGGAATCAGCAGGTAGTCAGAAGCCACCATTGCATTGATAGAAACCAGTCCGTAGTTCGGAGGACAGTCAATCAGGATAAAATCATAATGGTCTTCCAGATTGTTCAGCATCATGCGCAGGATGTATTCACGTCCGGTACGGCTCACCAGTTCCTGTTCGCACTGGTATAAGTTCGGGCGTGAAGGAATGAAGTCGAAGCTTTCTTCGTTTTCATTTTCACAGAACACACATTCCATGATGCTGGCATTTCCGGACATGGCTTCGTAAAGGGTTTTACCATCCTTTTCCGTGGCCAGACGGAATCCCATCATTTTTGACGCGTTACTCTGTGCGTCGGCATCTATTACCAATACACGTTTACCAAGAGAATGTAAGGCTTTTGCCAGATTGACGGTGGTAGTGGTCTTCCCTACTCCACCCTTAAAGTTGAATGAAGAAATTGTAATTGCCATATCAAATGTTTTTGTTTTATTACACTGCAAAGATAGTCGTTTTTTTCTATTTCCGACATAAATACAGAAATATTTTTTATGCGAAAATGTAAATATTTCAAATGTGCAAACGCATAAAAAGATATTTTTTGAATAAAAAATATAAAAAGCATTTT